CTTCTGCGTTGGGTACAAGGCCGACATCATGCGCGGTGTGCACCACGAGGATGACCGGTACATGCTCGCGCTGTACCCCGCCGGCGCTGACCTGACCCCATACACCAAAGAATATTCGCCTTCTGGCGAGATCTCGGGCCCCGGGTACCGCGCCGGGGGCATCGCGCTGACGGGGTTCGACGTGTCCGAGGACGGGGAAGCCGCTGTGCTCACGTTCGACGACGCGCACTGGGACAAAGTCACACTGCGTGGTGTGGTCGCCGGGCTCGTGTACAACGCGTCCAAACAGAACCGGGCAGTAGGGGTTGTTGCGCTATCGCAGGAAACGTCTTCCACGAATGCCCCGTTTGACGTAGTATTCCCCGAAGCGACTGCCACAGATGGCGTCTTTGTACTTGATTGAGGAGTAGACCATGCCCAAAAGCACCGATTCTTGCAACCGCATCCTTAACCTGATGTATTCAGCAACTGCTTGGCCCACGGTGGCTGACAATGCAGCCGCTACCCCCCTGACCAATGTGTATGTTGGGCTGCACACCAGCACCTCGCTGACCGCGGCCACCAACAGCCAAGCCGAGAACGAAGTAGCGTACACCAACTACGCGCGGGTAGCGCGCGCGCGCAGCACGGGCTTCACAGCAGCCTCCGGCGGGTCGCTATCCAACGCAGCGTTGCTGCAGTTCCCACAGTCTGGTGCGACAGGTGCAACGCTTCAGGGTGTGTCCACCGGGGTTGCTACTTCCGGGGCCACGGCTGTATGGCACTATGGTGCGCTTAATAGCCCGATTACCATTGGTGCCGCAGCGTCCATCACTCCGCAGTTCCTAGCTAACGGCTTGGTCATTACCGAGACATGAAGTGGCTTGACAAATACCCTCACCTTTACAACTGCTCGGTTTGCGGGGCGAAGGTCAAGGTGAAACCAACTGGCGAGGTAACACGAACATGCAACCACACAACAGCAACGGTGAACGCGCCACGCAAGGTAATACTGACGGGCGACGGGACACTGAACGGAGTGCCAGCATCGGAGAGATTCGGATGGCACTTCAGGAAGCTCTTGACGAAAATAACGGGCAGGTGCATCTAGTACCGCCCGGGCGGACCGTTGACATGTCGGCCAGCATTGATGGTCGGGGTGGGCTGAAGGCATGACTCTGCGGGCGCTGTCTGACGTAGCTGACGCGTATACCGCTGGCAGGAGTTGGCACGGCTTTTTCCGGCGCGGTGGCCCGGCCATGACCGCCGGACTGTGGACGGATATGAGTTACGCAGCCGGTATCCCAGTGGCGAACTACTACGCGGCCACGCCCTACGTTTCTGCTACCTTACAGCCCACTGACGGGATACTGCATGGGCCAGCTTGCAATGCTGCAGGGTTTAAGAAGTACCTGCACAAAGCGATGCTGCTGCCGGTAGCGGCTGTTGGGCAGGCGATGTTCCACATCCACGACATTGTGATGTTTTACCCGTTCGTGGATGGTGACGGCGGCGACCAGCCACTCGACAACCAGATCACTATCCCCCGATACGGCGGCGTGGGCTGCAAAATCATGCTGGTATCTCAGGGCGCGGGCATTGCCAACGCACAGGACACCCGCATCACCTACACCAATTCGGACGGTGTGCAGAAAACGTGGACAGGGTTCACCGCCAATGCAAACACCGCAGGGCAGTTAATCAGCGGCCCTACCAACGGCACACAGCCAGCCATCGCGGGCAATCGACACGGGAACCCCTACATATTGGGGCAGGGCGACAACGGGGTGCGCTCCATTGACAACATCAACATGCTGTCTGGTGTGGGCGGAATCTTCGCGGCCTGCATCGTCAAGCCCTTGGGGATTATTTCCATGCAGATTAACGAGACAACCCCGATTGAGGTTGACTTCGCGCAGGACAGCCTGCGCCTGCCGATGACTGAGATTCAGGATGGTGCATATATCAACCTGATTGGGCAGAGCAGTTCAACAGCGACCCCTGCAACGCTGCACGGGCAATTCGATTTCATTTGGAGCTAAAACATGGCCTACGTCTCACTCGACGACATGACCGCAGAGCTTGCCCTTGGCAAAGCATGGCGGGCAGACTGGAACAAGATCACCGGAACAGTGGCTTACACCGCTGGCAACTGGTATGACATGAGTTTGACCGCTGGCAACCCTGTGGCGAACACTTACCCCGGCACTGCATTGACAGGTGCCGTGCCCACTGAGGCGACCGGCTGGGGCATCTATCACGGCGGCAACGTCACACCCGACACCAAGCAGGTGCTTAATGCGTCTGCGTTCAGCGCGGTCGCCACGGCGGTCCCCGGCGTCTTGATGCTGGTCGATGTGGTCAAGTATTGGCCCGGTCTGAACATGCTGGTGAACACCGCGCAAACCCTGATCGCGGGCACGGCGCTTTCACGATACACCTCGGGCGCAGGCTTGCGGGCATTCGTAGCGTCCACCGCTTTGACCGGCACACCGGCTGGCACCCCGGTCATGACCATGAGCTACACCAACACAACACCCACATCGGGCCAGGCTTTGGGCGCAACCATTAACTTGACCGCTGGCGCTGCCAACGTGCCCACCCCCGGCAAGATCGTGCACTCTGGTGTTGCTGCCAACAACCATGCGCCATTCCTCCCACTGGCGGCTGGCGACACAGGCATTACCTCTGTGCAGACTGTTCAGTTCACCACCGCATACACGGGCGCATCGGTTGCCACCGCTGCGCTGGTGTTGTGCAAGCCTTTGCTGTCCATCCCCATCGTCACGTTGGGCGTGGCGGGTGAGCGCAATACCATCTTCCAGATTCCATCCAGCGTTGTGGTGCAGGACGGCGCGGCCCTGTCGTGGATTTACTTTGCGGGCGCTGCCACTGCGGCATCGACCTCCATAATGGGCCACATCGACCTCGGCTGGTCTTGATATGCTGATTGGCAACGGGCGGCTTATCGACAAAATTCCGCTGACCTTTTTGGGTCGGGACTGGAACGGCCAGTTGCAGCCGGGGAGACTCCCCGGCTGCACGTCGGGCGAGAATTTCGGAGCCAACGCTGCCTTGCCAAATGGGTACTACCAACCACAAGGCTGGATGCTCCCCCGAAAGGGCGGCAACCTGCGGGCGGGGCTGGTCACCGGCTCCGGCGCGATGACGGGCCCCATGCAGTCGGGGTACAACATCGAAGCCACCATAACCGGCGACGGCGGAATCTCTAGCGCGGTGCTCGGCCTGATCGTGTCCATCGCCGCCACCCTGACAGCCGGCGGCGGAATAACAAGCGCGTCAGCAAATGCCTTGGCAACGATGGTGGCGACGATCACTGGGGCATCCAGTGTCACTGCAACGCTGCAGGGGTTGGCGGACCTCGGCGCGGTACTCTCTGGCTCCGGGTCCGTGGTTGCGGGCAACACCGCGTTGATGGACATTACTGCCAATATCCGCGGGTACGGGGACCTGACGCCTGAGGGTATTCGGGACAGCGTGTGGAACGCGGCGCTCGCAAACTACCAGACCACGGGCTCCGCAGGTAAAGCCTTGTCAACGGCGTCCAGCGGCGGGGTAGATTTGAACGCGCTGGCTGCAGCGGTTTGGGCATACGCAACCCGCGAACTTACCTCCGGGGCGCTGTCCACAGAGCAGGCGACGCAACTGGCCGAGATATATAACGTCCACGGACTTCAGTTGGGGTTCCCCCTCACCGTTACCGAGACTAGCCGGGCGGCAAATGGGGTGGCCCAGACGATTAGCAGCGATGGGACCACAACAACCGTAACCCGGGTATGAGCCTTAGCCCCCGCGTCGTAGCGATACAGGGCATAGGGTTTTCCCCTATCTATGTCGCTGTCCAAGGCCTGCTCGACTACATCGCTGCGGGTGGCACGACCCGTCGACCCAAGTCCACGAACCGGCTGCGCCTGCAGCGCATCTCGGAAGGTCACGGGGTCGCGCTCTCTGCGCGGGCTACCACCCGGGTTCGCCCGGTGCACGGCGCTGGCGCCATCGTTTCGCCAGTGCTTGTGCACTCCCCCGGAGCGGCTATCTGTCTCTCTGCGAGATCACGATCCCGCGCACGGGCCTCTCGTGCCCGGGGGAGTGCACAGGCGAGGCCCTTGTCTGTCTGTGCGATAACGCACACAGCGCGGGTATCCGCCGCCGGCGGCTCCTCCGCGAACGTCCTCTCTGGCCGGGCTATTGCCATGGCGCACGAGTCCACAGGCGCTGGGGGCGCGCGCAGCGAGGTAGGAAGCGCCATGGCTGTGACCGGCCATAGTTATGCGCGCGCACGGGGCGGTAAAAATCTGCCTGCCGCTGTACTTGCTGCGGTTGTGCGTGCTACTATTGACACGCGACGCTGATGTTGTATATTTGCAATAGTTTTATTGGAGAACACCATGTCTCGTGAGAATCTTCAGGCTACCCAGCTTTTGATGCCGACTGTATCCACGCCGGCCGCGGGCTCGTTGGTATCTCTGTCTTTGACCCCCGCTGCGGTCGCCACCATCGTGGCCGCCAAGCAGACCTTTACGGTCGCGGGGCTGAACGCGGGGGACTCCGTCGTACCGCTCTCCAACCCCAACACCACAGCAGCCGCGCTGTGTGGTGCGGAAGTCTCCGCCGCCAACACACTTCGCCTGACTTTTGTGAACCCAACAGCGGGGTCCGTAACCCCAACGGCAGGAACCTACACCTTCTTGGTGATTAAGGGTTCCTGATCAGCCCATGACGCTCACTGATGACGACGTAGCCCTGCTTGCGCAAGTCGGACGCCACAACCGGCAGTTCGTCGACTTGCTTGAGCGGTTGCGTCAGTTAGAACTTGAGCGCATGGCGCTGACAAATACGGACAATTTTTGTACCTCCAAAGGCCGGGTACAGATGCTGACAGAACTCCTGCAGCAGGTTAGGCTTTGATTCCCCTTAGCAAGTGAGCAAGGACCCAAAATGACACTCCCCGAACAACTCCAGAAGCAAGTCAAGACCGCGAACGAACTGATGACGCAGCACTACGGCCCGAAGCCGGACGCTGACGGAGCAGCCGAGACCGGAACCGAGACCTCCGCAGCGACCCCGTCGCCAGAGGTTGCAGCGCCCGCTGTCACGCAACCAGAGGCAGTTCGTCCGCAAGGAAACCCCGCCACTCCGGCGGAGGACGAGAATAGCGAAACCTACGCACAGCGGTGGCGCTCCCAGCAAGGCATTGTGAATGCGGCAAACCGCAAACTCAGCCAAGCCGAACAGCGCATTGCCACGCTGGAACAGTTGGTCTCCTCCATGCAGGCAATGCCTGCTGTCCACACTCCCCAACCGTCTGCGCCCCTCGTGGGCGAAGCGGATGTGACCGAGTATGGCAAGGACATGATCGACTTCGCCCGGCGTGTGACCCGCGAGGAGGTCGCCCCTATTGCGCAAGCCCTGCACGACCTCAACCGTCGTCTGGAGCAGCTGCAAGGACTGGCCCCCACAGTGCAACGTGTTGCGGCAAACCAACAGATGTCAGCGGAACAGTCGTTCGCAGCTGGCCTGTCGCGAGCTGTGCCGGACTGGGGCGTCATCAACGATGACCCACGGTTCCATGCATGGCTGCTGACGCCCGACGACATGACCGGCATCACCCGTCAGACTTATCTGGCTGATGCCGAGCAGACTCTCGACCTCAACCGTGTTGTGAGCATCTTCCAAGCGTGGAAGCGCGAAGCTGGAGTACCCACTGCGCCCGCAGCGTCAGCTGCTGCAACCCAGACAAACAATGTCTCCAAGCTGGAAAAACAGCTGGCCCCCGGTCGTGCTTCGGCTGCGACCACGCCACCGTCCCAGAAGGCCGAAAAGACATACACCCCCGCCGACATTTCCAAGTTCTACGCGGACAAGTTGCACGGGGTGTACAAAGGTCGGGAAGCAGAGGCCGTCGCGATCGAGCGCGACATTTTCAAGGCCCAGAGCGAGGGTCGCATTGCCCCTCGCGCCGCATAACTTAAGAGGTAATCAACATGGCTTTTCCTGTAGCAGCCGGTGGTGCAAACTACTCCGATAACTTTATCCCCGTAATCTGGTCCAGCAAGCTCATCGAGAATTTCTACGACGCGTCTGTTCTGACCGCCATCTCCAACACCGACTACGAGGGCGAAATCAAAGCCCACGGCGACAAGGTTCAGATCCGTCTGACACCTGAAGTCACTGTTCGTCCCTACCAGAAGGGCATGAACCTGACTGTTGAGCGTCCCGACAAACCAAAGATCACGCTGGAAATCGATCAGGGCGAGTACTTTGCCTGTATCGAAGACGACGTGGACAAGGTGCAAGCGGACATCAGCCTGATGGACGCGTGGTCCAAGGACGCTTCCGAGAAGATGAAGCTGGCGATCGACGCCAAGGTGTTGACCAACATCTTGCCCGACATCTCCACTTTCAACATGGGCGCGACCGCTGGCCGTATCAGCCAGAGCATCAACCTCGGCTCCACCGGCGCCCCGGTCCAAGTCACCAAGACCAACGTGCTCGACCTGCTCGTGGACGCTGGAACTGTGCTGGACGAGGCGAATGCCCCTGAGTCTGGTCGTTTCCTGATCATCCCCGCGTGGATGGCTGGCCTGATCAAGAAGTCCGACCTGAAGGACGCCTCGCTGACTGGCGACAGCAGCTCCGTTCTGCGCAATGGCCGTCTGGGCATGATCGATCGTTTCACGCTGTACACAAGCCACAACTTGAACAGCGTGGTCGACTCGACATACCGCTGCTTCAGCGTGATCGGCGGGCACAAGATGGGCCTGACTTTCGCGAGCCAGATGACCGAGATGGAAAGCCTGCGCGCTGAATCCACCTTCGGCAACATCATCCGCGGTCTGCAGGTGTATGGCTACAAGGTTGTGAAGGGCGAAGCCCTGACCAAACTGTACGTCCGCCAGTAACGTGGCTGTGTGGGGCTTCGGCCCCACTGTTTGACCTTCATTTTTTCGAGGAATCATCATGGCAAATTACACAATCGCACAGCTGCGCAGCGTGGGCATCAATCCCGCCGGCACTGACTTCAAAGGCACTCCCGGCCCGTTCTACATCGAATACGAATTCGATGGCGCCAAGCGCTCGACTGCAGCCAATGACACGGCTGACATGTTCGAGTTCCCAGCGTACGCGGGCGTGGTTATCGAGGGCG